ATGCAATATCTATCTATTGTGAAAAGATAGGTGTCGAACCTGTATCAGTTGCAAAATTATTAACAAAAAGTTTAAAAGAAAAAATAGAGGCAAATGCTAGGGAATTGAATTACTTACCCAAAGTAGCAAAACTACCTATGTGATGCAACCAATAGATGCATACTTGATGTACTGTGCCATGAAGGCACATTTTGATAAAAGTGATTATGACTTTGTAAAATACAATGGTAAATCTAAAGTATCAAGAGATTCATTCTATAAAAGGAATGATAGAATTTTTTTTGTTAAATTAACAAAGAAATATAAAAGTAAACAAGATATACAAGACTATTTACTGGCTAATTTCTTAGTGCATCCAAAAGGTTGGGTAGGTAAATTTGATGAAGATAATTATATACAATGGCAAAGAAGAATGCAAAGTCTAAGTTACATATTTAAATCAGAGATTGAACCCATATTAGAAAGAGGTTTAGTAGAAGTATCTAAAAACAAACATCCTAAATTATTAAAAGAATATTTAGGCAAAAGAGTATCATTAGAAACTATGGTTATACTAGATTCTATTTTAGTTTATAGTAAAACATGGAATGTACAATTAAAAGATGACTATGTATGGCACGATGTTTTTAAACTCATAAAAGATTATAAAAAGTTTTTAAGTTTTGATAAAACAAAATTTAAATTTATAATAAGGGAGTTGATAGGAATTGAATAGACCAGATAAATTAGATTGGTATATAAAATGGTTTTCAAGTATAGTCTTGATTATAGGAGCTGCAACGACAGCCATGAACATGTATCCATATAATATGTACTTTCAATTTACAGGTATTACAGGTTGGTTAATAGTAGGCTGGATATGGAAAGACTGGTCATTGATAGTTGTTAATATAGTAGGTTCATTAATACTACTTATTGGTATTATACACTATCATTTTTATACAGATTGGATGTTAAGAATTTATGAATATCGTTTGGAGGCTTTATTATGAAAGCATTAGTTTATGGAAATGGTGAATCTAGACAAGTTTGGGATATAACTAAAAAGTATGAGGGTTTTACAACATGGGGTTGTAATGCAATTTACAGAGATTGTAAAGTTGATAATTTAGTTGCCATTGATTATGAGATACAACAAGAGATATACAAGTCTGGTTATCCAATTAAAAACAAATGTCATTTTGCAGATTGGGCAATACTAGAGGGTTTTGACCCAGAGTTTATAAAAGAGGGGTTTTCACCATTAAATATATTTGAAACACCAAAAAGAAATGATGGTGGTGGTTATGGTTGGTATGATAGAAAAAATTGTGTAGTTCAAGGAAAAGAATATGAAACTGCAGAAAAAAATTATCAACAAATGATTACTCAATTTCCACATTTAGATAAAGAAGATGTAAAAAGAAAATGTTTTAAAAATGTAGGTCTTTACATTACATGGGTAGAAGATAAAGATAAAGTAAACAATATAGAATTCCCTAGAAACTGGTGTGCAGGTGCAACGGCATTACATTTAACATGTCAAGAGGGTGCTGATGAAGTATACATGTTAGGGTTTGACCTAAGTGATTATGATGAACCTCTTAATAATATTTACAAAGGAACAGATAACTATTTACCATCTGATTCAAAAGGATTTAATACCGATGAATGGGTAAGTCAATTAATACAGGTGTTTAAAGAATTTAATGAAACACAATTCTATTGGGTTGTAAAGGGAGATGCCAGTCCACTGGTTTGTAATAATGTACAAAGTATTACCTATGAAGACCTTGACAAAAGATGTCAAGTATAGTATAGTAACAAGAATAACTATTATAAATAGTTATGTATTGAAAAATACACAAATAAACATACGATAAAATATAATAACATACGGAGAAAATAATATGTCATTAGATAGTCTAAAGAGCAGTGGCTCACTTAATAAGTTGTTAGATGCAGCTAAAGGTGAAACTGCACCCCAAGAGAAAAAATCATATGTAGATGAAAGACTGTGGAAACCAGAACTAGATAAATCTGGTAATGGTTATGCAGTACTTCGTTTTCTACCAGCTGTAAAAGGTGAAGACTTGCCATGGGCAAAAGTTTGGAATCATGCATTTCAAGGCCCAACAGGTCAATGGTACATTGAAAACTCTCTTACAACACTCAATCAGAAAGACCCTGTGTCTGAACATAATACAGCATTATGGAATACAGGTTTAGAATCTGACAAAGAAATTGCTCGTAAGCAGAAAAGAAAATTGCAATACTTCTCAAACATTTATGTGGTAAGTGATGCAAAACATCCAGAGAATGAAGGTAAAGTGTTCTTGTTCCGCTATGGGAAAAAAATCTTTGATAAGTTAACTGCTGCTATGTCACCAGAGTTTGAAGATGAAAAGGCAATCAACCCATTTGATTTTTGGGAAGGTGCAAACTTTAAACTTAAAATCAGAAAGGTAGATGGATATTGGAACTATGATAAATCAGAGTTTGAAGACACATCAAAACTTTTTGAAGATGATTCAGAAGCAGATAAAGTTTGGAATGCACAACACTCTCTTGCAGAGTTTACTGCACCAACAAACTTTAAATCTTATGATGAGTTGAAAACCAGACTAGATGCAGTCCTTTCTGGCACTGTAAAAGTTGGTAATGTTGCTGATGATTTGGATGATGCTCCTGTAGCAAAACCAAAAGTTGATACAAAACCACAAGCTACTAAAGTGGAAACACCAGTAGTCGAGGAAGATGATACATTAGCATATTTTGAAAAACTAGCTGAGTAACCTACCGAGTGCCTCTATTCTATAGGGGCACTTTTTTCATATGATTCCACAGAATCCTTATAAATACCTGTATGGCAAGAAGTAAATATATAGAAAGTGTCTTAAAGGCAGCAGGTGGTAGACCTAAATCAACCCAATGGTTTCGTGATAAAATCAAAGAGTTTGGAACACCAAAGTCTGCTGACTTAATTCGTGATGGTAAAAGAACATCAACACCTACTTTTGGCATACTAAATATGTTTGTATATGACCCTAAACTAAAGGATAAACTACCATACTATGATACATTTCCTTTAGTATTACCCATTGAAGAATATAAAAATGGATTTTTAGGAATTAACTTACATTATCTATCTATGCCTATGAGAATTAGACTATTGGATAGACTAATGGACTATAGTAATAATGATAAGTTTGATAAAACTACTAAATTAAGAACTAATTATAGTAATCTAAAAAAAGTAGATTTAATTAAACCTTGTCTAAAAAGATATTTGGCAGGTAATGTGAAAACAAAATTTAGAAAAGTAGAAGCAGATGAATTTATAGTTGCAACACTATTACCTGTACAAAGATTTAAGAAACAGTCTGATAGTCATGTATTTGCAAAATCAAGAGGATTAGTATAATGGCTGACTTAAAAGATTTTATAGAGGCTACCGCCGCACTCACGATTAATCAAATACTTGCACCATTTAGAGATGGTGAGGGTGTTGCAAAACCATCTGGGTATGAGGTATTATTCTTTCCACCAACAGGTGCAAATGGTAATCCAAATACAATAAACACTTTTTTTAGACAAATGGCAAAAGATATTACTAATGGTGACCAAAGAGAAGTATCTATGCAATGTAACAAAATTGACTTTCCTGGCAGAACTTTAGATACTTCAGATGATACAAATATATATGGTCCAGTTAGAGGAATTGTAAATGGATTTTCTTTTGCAGATATTCAAGCAAGTTTTTATCAATCAAATAACTATAAAGAAAAACAATTCTTTGAAACTTGGCAGAGATTATCATATGACCCAAATACATGGGCAATGGGTTATTACGATAACTATGTCGGTAAGATTCAAATCTACAGTTTAGATAATGATGGTCTTAGAAGATATGGAGTTGAATTAATAGAATGTTTTCCTAAAACTATAGCTGCACAAAGTTTAGATGCAACACCATCTACTACGGCACAAACTTGTGATGTTACTTTTAGTTATAGATATTGGAAAAATTTAACAGATGAAGCAGACTTACCAAGGCCAATACTTGAAACATTACAGAGTG